TACATCCGAAGAGAGGATCAGCTACTGGATGAATATTACGAGTGTTTGATCGATTGCGATATTGGCAAGCACGCGAGTGAATGCAAACGCATTTGTAAAGATATTTTAATCACCTAAAAGAAGAGAGAGGGGGTCAAAAATACCCCTCTTTTTTTATGCTAAATACTATTATCACAATGGACTTACATTATGGATTATAATCCTTATTCTCCTGAGTGGCATCGAAAAAGGTATCTACAAGAAGCATTGTTCAAATACCTTGACGACTATGTTGCGAATGATATTATTATAAATGATATCAAGGATATTCTTCACAGTAGATCTGATGAAGCATATGAAGAGTATACAAAACTCAACCAACTCCAAGCCAAACTCAGCACTGATTAGAAAATGCTTTCAACCCAATACCGACTCCGACTGGAGTCTATCTGTAAACAGATCGTAGATGGTGAAAATGTCAAACTAGAAGACATGATTTGGGCACAAAAACTAGCAAAAAGAAACACCACTGCTGCCACTTGGATGCGACAAGCACGACAGAAAGCAGCAAATCCTGACATGAAAAGTGGAGGGACGGACGATTTTCTGAATAAGATGGGGTTAGGAGAACCCGACCCATCGGATTATAGAAGCGGGTTCAATAGTGCAGATGACATTGGTGAATGGTTTAACAGAGAGAAACCTGACGACTGGAGACAACGAGACTAATGGCAAACTGGTTCCAAGACCAACTGACAAATAGAAACTTTCTTTCCCCTATAGGATATCTTTTCCTATTAGATAAAGCAAAGAAGGTGTCTTTTTTATGTCAGCAAGCAGAGATTCCATCAATAAATTTAGGTGATGTTCTTATTCCTACTGCAGGTTTAGTTCCTCTACCTAGAGAAGGAAACATACGCTATGGTGATTTGACCGTTGAGTTTATCGTAGATGAAGATCTAAGAAACTACATGGAAATCCACAACTGGATGCGTGCTTTAGGAACTCCACAATATTACGATGAACGAACTGCATGGGAAACCAAATATCAAGACGCACCATCACAAGACGTACGTTTCTCTGACGCTACTCTTCAAGTATTAAACAACAATAACTTAGCAAACTTTGATGTAGTCTTCAAAGATTTATTTCCTACAGAACTATCAACACTATCATTTGATGTCTCACAAGGCGATAATTCATTCATGACTGCACAGGCAACTTTTAAATATACTCTATACGAAATCAGGAACGTAAATACGAGAACTAGAAGATGAAGAAGTTCAATCTATTCAAGTTTGAGCATACATGGGGTGGTAAAGATAACTGGTATACTAAATCTACTAGGTGGGCGAAGAAGCAACCCTTTCCTTTAAACCATTTAATTACAGGTTTTATCGAATGGTTGCATATTCAGTGGAATGATGGTAAAATAATTATGGCTATGGACGACGTTGATCGTCAAGTAGATAAAATCCAATCCCAATGGGAGGAAAATGAGCAACAAACAAGACACAACATCGTGGAGACTGGAGTATTTGGAGATGAAGGCTGGTCTCTCGAAATTACAAATCCAATTGTTGAAAGAAGGACCTCATCAACTAGCACAGGCATGGTTACTCCAAGCGATGCACAACGACTACAAGAAGATGAAGGGGATCAAGGAACCGCCCAGTAGAGAATCGGGATACCAGACATCATTGAAGGAGTGGTTTCAGAACAATACTTGACTAAATAATTATGTCATGCTATCATGACATTACGTTCAGTATGATACATTCATACCGCAAGTAAGCCGACTCGGAACGGGTACGTTCATCTCCATGCCAGTACTTTTTTACCTATCTTTATTGGCATCACATGAACCAGTCCATTGGACTATTAAATGTGATCAGTGGTCAGAACTCGCTGTTGAAGTTATGCAAGATGAATATCTTGATGACAGAAGCAAGTCAGATCTGATTAACTATTTCGCTACAAAGGTAGAAGAAGAAGGATGTTTTGGAGACGCAAAAGCCGACTGAAGGAACGGATGTAAAAAGTCCAATTACTTTAGGAGAAACCAAATGGCACAAGTCACATACCGTGGTGTTAAGTACGACACCAATGATTCAAAGACTCAGCAAACAAACAAGGTCGATCTAGTTTACCGTGGTGTAAAATTAGAAAAGGAACTCGTCGCTAATAAGTGATGTTAGTTACAACTGAAATCATGGTAGCATCCATGGTTTTCATGTGGTTGATCTATGCTGAAGTCAAATTACTATACAGATAGTAAAACTTCTCCCTGACTACATATGGTAGTCGGGGATTTTTTTATGCAACAGAGCAGATTGAAACAGTTAATCACAGAATTGGAGGATCTATTAGCCGAATTAAAGACAGAAGTATACGCAGATAAAGAAGCATACATTGACAGTAATGGAGAACAGTGGTATAGTGGTGATGACGATGACGGATACCCAGATTGATTATGAAAATCCCTGGTTATATAAAGGTACAGCTTTCACTACTGATGATATTGGCGACTTCTTCGGTTTTGTCTACAGGATTACAAATTTACAGAATGGTAGACAGTACATCGGAAGAAAATATTTCTACCAAAAGCGTAAACCCACTGGCGGTAAGAGAAGAGTTACAAAGGAATCTGACTGGAAGCGGTACTACGGAAGCTCTGAAGAACTTAAACGAGACATTAAAGAGTTTGGTAAACAAGTATTCAGACGAGAAATTATAAGTCTACATACTACAAAGGGTTGGGTTAATTACGAGGAGACCAGACAACTCTTTTTAAATAATGTACTAAGTGAAACTGAAAACTATTACAACTCAAATATCCTTGGCAGATACATGAAAAAAGATTACTACAATGAACAACGTACCGTCTGAAATTAAATCACAATGCGATGATCTACTAGAGTGGCATCAAGCTCGTTGCGATGCATTAGTAGAAGACAAACAGTATGAAGATATGTATTCATTGTATATGGAATGGCATGAATGGATTGAAGAAGATAATCCAAGTGTGATGGTGTTAGGGCATTGGGATGAAGAAGAGTGATATAGATTATCTTTATGAATGGGCACGAGCACAAGACTTTCCGTTACGACGAGCTCCAACTGCTGTTGGTTATTCTAACAAGGATATATACTTCTGTTGGTTGAAAGGACACAGAGAGGATCATGGTTGTGTTCGTAAAAGTATCATAGATGATCAAAAAGTAATAGATATTCTAGAAGATGATGAGATACTTCTAGCTACAATATCTCTTTTTGAATCAGGAACAGAATTAGGACCTCATAAAGATCCACCAGTTTATAACAAAAGTAAAAAAAGAAAAACACCAAAAGCATACAGAAGAATACAGATACCTTTATACATACCTTCCAATGAATGCTATATGATTTGGAAAGGGGAGAAAGTTCTTTGGGAAGAGGGAGTTCCTCAAGTATATGATGTAATGGATCACGTTCATTCGGGGTATAATTATTCTGACGATGATATGATTTTTCTATTCATTGACATTTTAAAGAAAGATGACAACAGTAACTTGTACTAAATGCAATAACACAATACAGTCTAAACATGAGCATGATTACAGGATGTGTGGTTGCGACAATCAAACATATGTTTGCGGTGACACCTATGGTGGACTAGACATGAGTTATGTGGTAGCATTAACTGAACCTAAAGAAGAAAAACAAATTAGAGTAGGAACAGAAGCACCACGAAGAAGAACAACTAGAATGATTGATGTAGATATTAGATGAGAATTTTTCAGTATGAACAAGTAGTTTCACATTGGACTTTACAAATGCTAAAGACTGAGGTGGAGTTCTTCAATGAACATATGGATAGGAATGCTTGGATTGGTTTGTTTGATGAACCAGACAATCCTATCGAGCAGTTTATTTTAGACTCATATGATTTTCATTTCTCTGACAAGTGTAATAATGTAGTTGGATTTGAATGGTGGATACATGTGATGGAGAAAAGTAATCACATGATTCTATTTCATGCTGACCATGATGAATCTTTGAGAGCAGAGAAGGATGAGATGAAGTACCCTATGTTAGGAACCTGTTTGTACCTAGATGACGATCCTAACCCCACTGTATTTCTTGACACTCAGCAGACCAGTGTGTATGAAAAACAAATAGAACCTTTCCCTCCTACCAATGCTGTATTTTCTTACGCAGAAGAGGGTAAGTTTTTAGTATATGATCCCAGATATATACACGGAGTATTACCAGGTAGTGACAAACAAATTACTTTGTGGTATAATATATGGGATTATAAACCAGATAACCTTAAGAGGGTTGGAATCTCTCGTCAAGGTTATAAGAATAGTAATGACAACAGAGGTCACTTCATAATAAAAGAGAGGAAAGAACCTGTCTTGTTCTTAGGAGAAACTACTTCGGTTGTTCTGGATGTACATCAAAGACCTATGACTTTGAAAGGT